TTATTCAAAATGTTCGGGCGCCAGCGCTCTGACATAGGCCTGACAGGCCTGCAGGGCAATCAGTCCGCGGTCGCCGGTGTCGGTGATGGCGATAATTCGTTGAGCATGCGCCGGCTCAAGTCGGGCGCGTACGGTTGCATGATCCACGCCGCCGGTGCCGGCGGAGGCAGGCACCGCACAACCTGCGGCAATGTCACCGGCGTCGAGGAGGACTGACAGGCGCACATCAGCAGTGGCAAGACGATCGCGCAGGCGATCCTGATCACGTTGGGCATCGTTCATCGCTCGATAGTGGGTTCGTTCACTGGCCGCGAGCCGCTGCTCCAGTGCCAGACGTTTATCCTGCTCGGCCTGTTGTGCCGTGGCGGCGGCCGTGGTCTGTTGACTAAGGGTTTCGGCGTTTAACCGAGCCTGCTCGGCCAACTGCCGACCGTAACGCCAGTCCTGAAACTGCCAGGCCAGCGCCGCCGCCCCCAAGGCCAGCAGCAAGACGCCAATCACTCGCCAGAGGATTGGCATAGCACCGCCCTCGCCCGCGCCCAGATTTCCAGGCGATCCTGCAGGCCGTTCAACCCGCCGTTGATGCGGCGGGTGATGGTGGTGAACTGATCTCTATCAGCCAGTTCGTTCAGGCCATTCTTCTCCCAGAACCATGCGGCAGATTCGGCGGCCCATTGCGGTTGCTCCAACAGTTCCGGCAAGGACAACAAGCGCTCATCACCGAACAGACCGAGGCTGCATTGGCGATAGTTGGCGCGTCCGGTGATCTGGATCAGTCCGCGTCCGCGGTACTTTTGCCCATCACCGTCGGCCTCAGGCGTATTGCCCAGACGTAACGCCAGAGTGCCGGTGTCGTATTTGCTCAGGTACTGGTTGTTGCCCAACTCGCGCACGTACTGCAACTGGCCCGACTCGTGGCCTATTTGCGCAAGAAATGCAGCGACACGTTTAGGCGTATCGATGCGGTGGTTGGCCATGGCGCTATTGAGCGCAGAAACAAAAACGCCCGCTTGGGAGCGGGCGTTGGGCATGATGTTTAAAAGGTTGTTTTCAGTTATTTGCATAATGCGTAATCCCCCCTGGATGCCGGGATTGAATCATGGTTGCCGACCAAACACTGCCAACCATTTGTTTTCCGGAATTTTCGGGGAAACAGTATTGACTTTGAGGCCTGCAGATTTAGAACGCAGCTTCCAACCAACTCGGCGCCACCGGTCGATGCTCGCTGAACGGGAAGAAAGAACCCTGCGGCCAGTCACGCAATTGACGGCGATAGGTTTGCAATTCGGCGTATTGCTCGGTGGTCAGCGTCGTGCCGCCACCGTCCTCGAGCTCATCGCGATCACGGGCGACCAGACCGTCCGTGGCAGCCAATTGCGCAGTGCGCCACCGGCGCTCGATGTCGGCTGCTGCTTCTGCCGACGGAGGCGGTGGATCAACAAGAATGGGGTAGCCGTTATCCGCACGCACTCCAATCACTTTTGCAGTGACGGCCAGTTGCTGCAGCAGCGAAATCCAATAAGTCTGAGGAATTTCGATGACATCAGCGGGAATGTCGGTTGAGTTGATACCCGGTACATAAACGCCCCGGGTGCTGGCGCTGAACAAAACGTTATGCAGATTCATTCAATAGCCCTTCGCGAAATAGTTGATACCCCAGCCCGCAGCAAGGTTACCGCCGAAATCACGCACCTTGAGTTTGCAGCCTTGTTGCTTTCCTGAGCCCACGATCAAGATGACCATTGCCCCGTCGCCGCCCGCATGGGTGGCCACTACTGAAGAAAATGCAGTGGGGAAGGAAATTGGAAATGTGATATCGACTTCGCCCTTGGCATCCGTTGTGCCGACGCCCCATTGGTCAATGTTGCCGCTGGCAAACCTTTGATAACCAACGTTGCCGTTAATGCCGGAATGGGCGGTGGCGTACCGATCGCTGACCGACCCTCCGTACAGCCGCCATTGGTTGGCCAGTTTGATCAGGCACGCGGAATCACCGAGACCGAGTTTCAACGACCCGATCGTACCGTTACAGGTTTCTATTTGTTCGTTAGCGGCGGGATTGATGGTGAGCACACCGTTGCCCGCGTTGATCACGTGAAGTGTGCTGGCATGGGTGATGCCATTAATGGTGGGCAGCGTTGCCGTGATCGGTGTTGTACTGGCAAAACTCGCCACGCCCCCCACGTTGGCCATGGTCAGGGCAGTGCTCGTCGGGTACGAAATGAATCCGGAAAACTGCAAACCCGCGCGGGCCACAAACTCGGTAGTAGCGACTGTTTTGCCTTTGTCGAACTGCGGCGCAGTCACGAACAGATTGCTGCTACGCAGCGCACTGAGCAGCTGATTATTGGAGGCCTCCGTAGGGGTCAGGCCCGCGCTCTGGATGACCGTCAACAACTCTTGCGTAACACCATTGCCCCAACTGGCTGGAATCAACGACCCCGGCTTGCCCGTCAACAAATCCTCATCAACGAACTTGCCGTCCATCAACCCGGCGCTGGGAACACTCTTTGGATAATCCATGACTCATTTCCTTATCTGAAAATACATGCGAGCGGGGCGTCAGCCTGCATCGGCCATCAACCAATGCGGCGCTATCGGTCGAGAGACCGCTGCCGGGAAAGTTCTGGATTCGGGCCAATCGCGCAGCGCTTGTCGGTACTCGAGTAGCTCCAGATATTGCTGGGCCTTGAGCGTCGTGCCCCGGCCAAGTTCCTGCTCATCGCGATGACGCGCCACCCGCCACTCGGTCGCCGCAAGGGACGCATCCCGCCACGGGCGATCTAGTGTCCTTGGGTCTTGCTCTGCAACAACGCCTGCTGCAGTAACCACTGCTGTTTGCAGAACCTCCTGTGTCTTGATTTGCTGCGGCACCTCGCTCAGCGGCGCACCGATTTCGACTTTCATGCCGTCCGGCACCTGCACCATTGTCTCGACGAAGGCCGGGGCGAACAGTTGGGTAATCAGGTAGTCACCGGTATCGATCAGTTCGACCGCGACACCGTTTTCAACTCGTGCATAACGGGCCATTATTCGTACTCCCAGATTTCACAGAAGGCGTTGCCGCCAGCGCCGGCCACAAACGAGTTCGACGCATGGGACGAGCAAGAGCCGCTGCCTCCCGAGCCCCGGTTGCCTGCGACACCCGGGTTGTGTAATCCCTTGTACGGACCGCCACCGTCGAACGGACTCGCGGCTCCGCCTCCGGAAAGCATTCCCCAATTGCCATTGAACATGGCGTAGCCACCGGTGTTACCCCGTGCTTTGGCAAGGTTGCCGCCCGCGACTTCTTGACCTCCGGTGCCGCCCTGAACGTACCCCGAGGATGAGGCCAGCGTATCGATGTTCAAAATCTGTGCGCCGGCCCCCCCCCTGCCACGCTCATGTATGAGCCAAAGGAAGCCCCCCCCGCCTGCCAGGCCCATCGTAGTGCCGGCCGAGCCACCCGCGCCCAACGAGACAGGCACGCCGGCAAGCATTTGTGAAGTCACGTCATACAGGCTTTCCGCATAGGCCCCCGAACCACCACCGCCGCCGATTCGCAGATTGTTGGCCGCGACAGGCACGCACCCACCACCGGATCCACCCGCTCCCACCAAGCGCACACGAATGCGCTTCGCCTTGGGATCGGGTTTATAAACGGTGATCCCGACCGTCTCGATCTGCCTGACCGCCAACAACCGCCCCACCGCATCGGTGATGCCGTAACCCGTCAGCGTGGTCGGGGTATTTTTCAGTTTTTTGAAGTCGACCAGCGCGCCAATGGCGGTTGCCAACTGGTCGGTTTTCGCCTCATCCGGCGTCAGCCCCGCAGCCTTGATGGCATTGAGAATTTCTTGCGTGACACTGTTGCCCCACTCGGCGGGGATCAGCGATCCCGGAGTTCCGGCCACGGGGTTTTCATCGACGAAACCGCCGTTGACCAAGCCCACACCGGGGATTTTTTTGGGGTAGTCCATTGCACTTCTCCCTGTGCAGCCATCAGCTGTCTACGGTTGTGCCAGGTGCGATCGGCCAAGTGATTTGTTCGGGGAAACCAGCCTGTTTTTCGATGCGGTTGAGTTCGACGCTGTAGAACTTCCATTCGAGCAGCAGCAACTGTTCGTCAGGGCTGGCATCACCGATGTCTTCGGCGTATTGCAGGGGGGCGATGCGCAGGACGGCGTCGCGTAGCAAGGTGTCACGCTGAGCAATGACTTTGGTCTTGAAGTCCGCCTGACGCCGGGGTTCATTCAGCACCCATGCGTTGTCCTGCCAGACATGAAATTCATCGGGGCACGGGTCGGCAGTGAGGTCTTCGGGCAGGGCTCCCAATTCACTCCAGGTCTGTTTCGCCCCGTTATCTTTGCGATAGACGATGCCACGCAGGTCGATCAGCTCGCGAGGCACACCGTTGGCCATCGCCCAGGTACGCCCCTGTTCCGCTTCTGGCAATTCGTAAGCCAGTTGAATCGCGTTAGCGGGCAATTGAACGCCGATGCCTGGCGTCACAAAAAACTCCACCGGCCCCACCAGAGCGCCGGCGTCATCCATTAAGTAATTGAACATGCTGAGCCTCAGATAACCTTGATGCGGCCGGGATAGGCGACGTTGCGGGGACGGGACGTAAACGTATACAAAAGCGTGTTGGCAGCGTCCTGCTGGCAACTGGTGCCTGCGGGAAAAATCGGGCCGCCGTTGCTCGGTTTGACCCATGTTTGATTTTCGTGAGTCTGCTGCCCAACCGCAGAAAGGCTGTCAGACCAGCGCGAACCCACCGTCCCGGCGCCGTTTGCCCCCAAGGCATACGAATGCACCGTGCCGGCCTGATTGGTACCCATGACGCGGCCGACGTCAGCGTTACGCCCCTCGTCCAGAACCCGCAGGAATTCGCCGCGCAGTTCCGGGCCTCGAAAGGTCAACGCGCCATCACCTGGCGTCCAGTTACCTTCATTTCCAGCACGGGTTGCCTCGGTATTGAGCATTCCCGAACGCTGGGCGTGATCCCACAGCCATGGCCACTCGGCACGATTCATCAACGTGCCGTTGAGCGCACCATAACCACCGGGGCTCAGCACCACGGTGGTCTCGAAAAACGGCCTGCCCAACGGGGTGTTGTCGAAGCGGCCGATCGGCCACCAACTCCCTGCACCATCACTGCGCAGATGCCACCAGTCCCCACCGCCCATCAATACGAAAAATGGATAACCACTCGGCGAAAGGTGCGTATGGAAACGGATGCGGTCAGTGCCGGATGCCTGGACCATCAGGCGATTGCCACTGTTGTCCACACGACGAACAATCACATCGCGTACACCGAGTGCGACGTTGGCCGGCGGCAACAGCACGGTCAGCGGAGCCGGGCTGCCGTCGATCAGCACAAGACCGAGTTCTTGCTCGATCAACGTTTTGGAAGCAGCCAGTCGAGTGATGACCGAACGCATCGGACTGGCATTCCCGACAATCGCCTGAATCGCCTTGAACAACTGAGTGTTGTCCGCTTCAGAAGCCACCAGCCCACCGCCGGTAATCACGCTCAGGAGTTCCTGAGTCACACTGTTGCCCCACACTGCCGGAATCAAAGAACCCGGCGTGCCCGCCACCGGGTTTTCATCAACGAAGCGGCCATCGACCAGGCCGACGCTGGGGACGCTTTTTGGATAATCCATTGGTCTTTCGTTCCTCTGAAATACAAATGAACCGCGTCCCGAGCGCTGCCATTGCAAGCTCGTCCACGGTCAGTTTCTGAAAATAAAAAAGCCCACGGTGAAGTGGGCTTGGCTGAAGCAGACTGGCGTTTTAACCGGCCTGTTGGCTGACCAGTTCGCGGATTGCCGCAATCGCCTCATCGGCGGCGCTGCGAGCCAGCTCGACCTTGCCTTTGGCTGCCTGAGTACGGATCTGTGTTTTCGCCTTCAGGCGCAACGTGCGCAGGGTCAGCAAATGGTCGGTGAGCTGATCGGCCTTGCCGAGAATCTGCTCGGCAGCCTGTTTGGCTGTGCGTCCTTTGATCACCCAGGCAGCGACCGACAGCGGTACTTCTTTCTTCGGGTAACCGGCGTCCTGATAGGCTTGAGCATCGGCGGCAGCCTGGGCGTATTCCATGGCTTTGAGCGGGTCGCCGGCCAGTTGTGTGCGGGCACTGTCGGCGGCTGCATCGACCCTGGCACACAAACGTTCGGCTTCCTGCTGTTCCAGCAACGCGACTTTTTCCGGATTGACGACCCACTGTTCGCCGTTCCAGTCATGGGCGGCAGACGGCTGCGCGGGGCGCAACTCGCCGTCAATCTGATGGAGTTCCTGAATGACGATCATCGAATGAGCTCCCACTGCAACTGGACGTTCACGGCTTCCCCGAAATTGATCGCGATGCCGGCGCTGTAGTCGGTCAGCGGATGACTTTTGATCCCCATGCTGAAGAGCAATTCATCACTGTCGGCATTGGCTTGCCCAAGATTGTGCTCGGCCTGATAGGACTGCCAGAGCGAGCGCAGGTTGGCGTGATCAAAACTGGCGGTCAGCGTCGAAACCGTGACGTCGTAGAGAATATTGTTGGTGAATATCACGCAAGGTTGCAAAGTGGCCGGGTTCCAGCCTCCCGCATTATTGGAAACGCCCGTTGAAACGGGGGAAAGGTAGCTGTAGTTGCCTCCAGCCCATCCCGTTGCCGGAAACGCGACGCTGGTGACGGCCGTCGATGAGGGCGTCGGATTGCCCACCACCAGCCGAGCTGCACGGGCATGGGGATCCAGCGGCAGAAACACCGCACCGGTGCCGTTGACAGTTTGAGTCCAGGTCAAGCGCGCCCGGTTGTAGATCGCACGCACCGTCGGCACGGAGCCCGGCGCACCGGTGACCACCCAGGCCAAACACATATCCAGCACCGAGCTCTGGAAACCACCGCCAGCAGCGCCGTTGGCCGTTCCTTTCAGAGACTCGGGCGCCACGTCGAAAATCGTCCCGCGCTGGGTATAGAAACTCAGCACACCGCCCACCACCTGCGCCCGCAGAAAATAGCTTGAGCTAGGCAACAGGTCTGCACTGCTCCAGGCCTGAGTCGTGAACGTACGCGAACGCCCCAACTGACCGGCCACCACTTCCTGGCCAATGCTGACGTAGACACCCGCCGGCACCGACACTCGCCCGCCACTGGCCGATGCGGCTGCCGGCGTAATCGGCAACCGGGCATCTGCCGTGGCAACGGTTGGCAAAGGCAACGCCGACAGCGGCAACGCCGAATCCAGATTCCAGCCCTTGGCCGAAACACTCTGGATGGCCTGCAACAACTGATCGTATTTCTTCTCGTCCGGGGTCAAATCCCCGGCCTTGATCACGTTGAGAATTTCCTGCGTAACCCCATTCCCCCACTCCGCCGGAATCAACGACCCCGGCGTCCCCATCAACGGGTTTTCATCAACGAACTTCCCATTCACCAATCCGGCGCTGGGCACACTGTTTGGATAATCCATCCCATCACTCCCTAGTCATAATTGATGTGCACCTTGGTATGCGCTGGCGCGCTGCGGTGGATCAGGCATTCAAGCGCCGAGCCGGGGTTCACGCCGAAGCGCTCGCCCCAGTAACTCGCGCCGAAACGCCGGCCAAGCAGCAGGCGGCCACCGGTGTTGAGTGTCCACATGAATTGCGCTTCCCACGTGCCCCAATGCGCCGCGCCGAACCGTGCACGGCCCATGCGCGGGGCTTCGTGTTCGGTGATGGAGGCGTTGGGGTAGCCCTGGCTTTTGGCGATTTCGAGGTAATAACCGACGGCCTGGCTGCCGACCGCGAGCAAGCGGCGGCGCACGGCGAGGCGGCGGTCGTCGAACAGTGGCGTGGCGCCCAGGCACGGGTCGGGCAGGTCCATCACCCGCTCCCAGTCCGGCACCAGTTCGCTGACGCCGGCCGGGTCCATTTCGTTGAGCAGGTCAGCGGCGCGGGCGTCGAGGCGGGCCAGTTCAACGGCGACGCCTTGCAGCACTTCCTCCAGTTCCGGCACGCGCTCCGGGTCCCATGCCGGGCCGCTCGGCAGCAAGGCACGCAATTGCGCCTGATATTGCGCGGCGGTTCTTATGCCCCCCATACGCAACCTCCGAAGGTCAGCAGTTCACTTTGTCCGGCCGGCACGTCAGCGGCCGGCGCGGTGAGCGTGTGATCGTATTCGCCACCGGCGCTGCTGATGGCTTCGCGGATATGGCTGATCAACAACGGCACGCCGAGGTCAGCCTCGCGGTTGTGCAAATCGCGCAACTGCGCTTCGACGGCGGCGCGCACAGCGGTGGTGTCCGGGTTGACGCTTTTGAAGCGATAGACCACCGGCACCTGAATCGGCCGCTGCACATGCACCTCGGCGGTGACCGGGCGCAGCGGTTCGATGTAGTCCTGAACCTCGGCCAGTTGCTCGTCGTTCGGCACGGGTTGCGGGTCTTCGTCACGCATGATGAACACCGTTACCGTGCCCGGCCCGAGCAAACCACCACGGCACCATGCGCGGGTCACGCCCGGCACTTCCAGCGCCCAGGTTTCGTAGTCGCTGGCCGAGCCGCCATGTGGGATGACGCGATAGGAACGGATCACCCGCGAGCGCAGCGACTCCAGGCTTTCCCGCGCCACACCGCCGCTAAGCCCGGGTGCCAGCACCACGAAACTGTTGCCGACAACACCGGCAATCGGTTGCACCGGCGTCAGCGCCAAACCCGCGTCGGCGTTGCCGATGCTGCCGGCATCCAGCGCAGCGATGGTGGTGCTGTTGCTGCCATTCACCGTGGTGCGCGAAGCGCTGACTTTGTAGGTGCGACCGTCGCTTGATTGCAGCAGCGTATCGACGTCGAGCACCGCACCGGCGGTCGCGGTAAAACTCACACTGCCGGTAGCCACCTGCGCGGGTTTGCGCGGCTGATTCAGGCGCAATGCAGCGATGCGTTCCAGGGTCGATTCATCGGCCTTGTCCGGCAGGATCTGCTCGGCAATCCAGTCGAGATAACCGTACAGGCCGTAAGCGGCGCCGCCTAAGGTGCGGGCCAGCACTTGCGCATCGGACTGGCGCAGCGAATCGCCGGCCAGGTCGCTTTGGGTGCGCTTGATCAGCACCGGTAGCGAAGGGGTTTCAAACGGCATAGATCACCTGCCAACTGTTATCGGGGTTGATGTCCAGACGTTCGCCGTCGGCCAGGGTCAGGACCGTGCGCAGGTTCAGGCGCTGGGCGTCGAGGCGTTCGCTGATGATGTCGATGGCGCTGCAGTGGCCGTCGTCGAGCAGCCATTGCAAGGCTTCGCGGGCATAGAACTCGGCGTCCATCTGGGTCTGTCGGGTCAGCTTGACCCGCCGCAACAGCCACAGCCGCGAGCCGATGCGGTCGTCGGCGACGGTGGGAAAGGTGTCGCCCCACCAGCCGTAGCGTTCGTCATCGTCGAGGGCGTCGTCATCGGCGGCGCGGCGCCAGGTGAACAGGCTGATGAGCACGGCGCGGGTCAGCGCGGCATGGAGGTTATGGCTGATAAACATCATTTGCCTCCTGCCGGCGTACCGGTCTGGCCGTTGCCGGCCTGCACGCCAACGTGCACGTGTTTGATCTGGCTGATGCCGCCAGCGAGTTGGTCGCCCGTGGAGACGATCTTGCCGGTCTGATTGATGACCGGCGTATCGAAGTTCACGGCAGTGCTGGCGCGGATGTTCAGCGTGGCGGTTTCGATGTCGATGATCCGCCCGCGCTTGAAGTGAATCTTGTCGCCCTCGTCGGTGTAGATCGCCACTTCACCGGACGCCAGCGATTGCAGGCGATAGCGGCGGTCGGCGACCACCAGAGCAATGGCGTGGGAACGATCACCGCCGAGGAAGGTGACAACGCCCTCGGCGCCAGCCAGTGGATGACTGGTGAAGCCATAGGGTTCGAAGTGTTCGAGGTCGTCGTTGACCTCCCCGGCGGTGAGGCGCATTTGCAGCGATTGCAGCTTGGATGCCGAATTGGCGAGCACGACAGTGCCGCGCGCCAGCAGGCGTGTCAGTAGGCTCATGGGGTGTCCTCAAGGAGCAGACCCGACACGGACAAAATGTGGGAGCGGGCTTGCTCGCGAAAGCGGTGGGTCAGTCAATAGGGTGTTGGAGCTACCGACGCTTTCGCGAGCAAGCCCGCTCCCACAGGGGTTCGGTGTCAGGCTCAGGTGTTTTTCGGAGGGATTGGATCAGGATCGAAGGTATGCGGCGGCGCGACCTGCAGGGTCGTCACCGAGCCTTGCGCCGACAGCGAATAAGTGACCTTGGAGATCAGCATGTCGCCATCAAACCCGAGCACCGGATCCTTGACCTTGACCAGCGTGTTGTGGCGCCACAGATCACCGTTGGACTGACGCCAGCCCTGCACCTGATAAGTGGTGGACTGCGCCCGCCCCATGCGCGTGGCGCTTTCCCACTGGGCGCGTTGCTGGGCCAGTTCGAAAGTCAGCGCGGTACCCTCGTTGATGATCGTGGTGCGCCGGCGCTTGAAGGTCAGGTCAGCCGCCGTCGATTCAACTTCGCTGACCGCCGCCCCGCTCTTCTTGTCCGAACCTTTTTGCTGGCCGATCACCCGATATTCGGAGAACACCTGGCTCTGATCCATCGGTGCGTTGGCCGACAAAATGTTCTTGCCCAGTTCCAGCGCATCGCTGGCGCGACCACCGCTGCCGGGCTTGGCCAGCACCAGCCGGCCCTGCTCGTCATCGGTGGAAAACACCCGAAACAGCGAGAGCAACCGGTCGATCGACTGAAACACCGTCTCACCCGGCACAATCGTGTGCTTGGCCAGCCTTGAGGTCTCGGGGATTTCGTTGACCACCATCAGCGAATACTCCATCGCCAGCGCCTGCACGATGGTCAGCAACGGTTGTTCCTGCCATTGACCGGGCCGGTTGGTGGCGGCGCAATCGACCAGGTCCTGGGTTTTGGAACTGCCTTCGATACTCAGGCTGATCTGCCGACCGTCATAGCTGATCGGCGCCTTGAAAACGTAACCGGTGAGCACCAGGTCCTTGCCGATTTTCACTTCGCAGGGGTCACCCGGTTTGATCCGTTGATCCACCGTCTGCCCCGGCCATTGCCAAGTGATGTCGAGTTTGAAGGTACGGAACTGGCGCTCCAGATCAGCGCTGATTTCCACGCTTTTCCAGCCGCCGTATTCCATGTTGTTGACGGTCAGCGTGACGCGATTATCCATCTCGCTCATGGCTTACTCCCTGGACACTTTCACATCGTTAGGTGAAAAGCCCGGATGGTTCATCGCGTTGCTCTGAGTCACTTGAGTCACCCGTGTGGCATCGGCAAATTGCTTGTAGGCCACGACCAGCGCCGGCAGGCTTTCCTGGAACGACTTACTGACCTGTCGCACACCGGATGACGCCACTGCCTTGAGATGCGCAATCAGCGCTTCCTTCACATCATTGATTGCCTGGTGATGCTTGGGATCGGCCTTGTCCAGCATCGGATCAATGGCCGCCCCGATAGCCTTCTGCAGCGCTTTCATCTCATCGGTCACCGGCACTTCCTGACGGGTCACCGGTTGATCCGCCTGCTGAGCCACCGACGGTGTCGATGACAATTTCACCGCGGGGGTCGCTATCGGCATCGACGCCACCCATTGCGCCACTTTCACCAGCAGAGTGTCCTGCACCAGATCGGCCATGGCTTGCGCCGCCGCGTTGGTGTCCTTGCCGGTGGTGATCTTCGGCGCATCAGCCTTGCGGATGGCTTCGAGTTGTTGGGACACGTCGGCAATCACGCCACGATAGCCTTCCTTCGCGAATTCCTTGAGCGCCTTGATATCGCCGAGCAAGCCCTTGAACTCGGCCGCCACTTCCTTGGGCAATTCCTTGACCGCTTTGACCAGTTCGGTGATCTGCCGGTACTGCTCGATCAGCGGTTTGAGCTGTTCCTTGATCACCTCGTACACCCCGGTAAGGCTGTTGCGCAGGTTGGCAATGCCGATTCGCGCAGCCTTGATCAGGGTCATCGCCTGTTCGAAGCGCGCCACTGCCGAACCCAACAGTGTGTCGGCTTTGGCCAACAGAACTTTCTGGGTGCTGACGTTGGCGGTCGGAAAAGGCAGCGGTTTATCGGGGTAAAACTTCAACGCGAAAGTCACCAGACCGCCGTCCTGGCGGGTGTGGGTCATGTCGCATTCGCCGACCTTGACTTGCAGGCGGCCGAGCCATGGGTGCACCAGTTCACCACTGCCCGCCTCCAATGCCTTGAGCAACTTGTCGCGCTGCTCCAGGCAATCGGCGCCGATGATGAAGGCCGTCAGATCATGGGTCTTGGCCTGCTGGCCAAGATCCTCGAAATACGGCAGGTCGCGTTGCGGATACTCGTGCAACTGACCTTTGCGACCGACCGGGGTTTTCGCCTGATCGATCCAGAACCCGACACCGCGAAACGATGCCGGCAACAAACGGTCACGCCAGTTCATTGGAACCTCCTGCCGACAGCGAGCGATAGCCAATGCGCGAAGACAGCGCCAGGCCCGGTTGATTGCTTTGCGGTTGATCGGTACGCAGCCCCGCCGGCGCATTTTCGAAGCGCACCGTCAGGCCGCCTTCGAGTTGCGTACGGTTATTGGCGGCGCTTTGCTGGATCAGTGCGCTGGAGGATTGCGGCAAGGAGCCGCCCTGCAACGCCCCGGTGGACGGCGTTTGAGGGTTTGCGCCAAAAAACGCTGGGGCCAATTCACCTTTGCCTTCGGCATTGGTCTGGCGTTGCGCTTGGGTCAGGGTTTCGACCTTGCCGGTGACCTTGGCGATCAACCCGGCGAAACCACCGTCGAACAGTTCCTTGATCGGCGCGATGACGGTTTGCAGCTTTTGCCACAACTCGCCGAACCACTCGGTGATCGGCCCCCAGCTCTCGATGATCTGATCCAGGGGCTTCCATTCGAACAGGGTGTGCAGAAAATCCACGACCGGCGCGGACAACGCCAGCAGTACATCCCACAGCGCCGAAAATACTTCACCGATCGGCTGCCAGTACTGCGCAATCTGCTCCAGCGGCGACCACTCGAACAGGCTGGTGAAAAAGCCTTTGACCTGTTGCACTGACGTTTGCAGAGCCATCCAGATCGGTTCGAAAAATCCAACGACACCGCCCCAGGCGCTGGTGATCATTTCCATCGGGAAAAAATCGAACAACGTCCGCAAAGCCTCTCGGGTGCTTTGTACAGCCGATTGCAGTGCCGCCCACAACGGCTGGAAGTACGCAACGACACTGCCCCAAGCGCTGGTGATCATCTGCATCGGCGAGAAGTCGAACAACGAAACGAAGAACTCTTTAGTCGACTGCGCCACTTTTCGCAGCCCGGCGAACATCGGCTCGAAGTACGTGACAACACCGCCCCACGCACTGCTGATCATCTGCATCGGCGAGAAATCAAACAGGTTTCTGAGAAACGCCATCACCGGCACACTCAAGGCCTTGAGCAATTCCCAGATCGCCGAAAACAGTCCCGTCAGCGGCGCCCAGTTTTCCAGGATCATGCCGGCGGGCGTCCACGAGAACACCGATTTGAAAAAGTCGATCACCGGCGCGGTGACGGTTTTGACCTTGTCCCAGATGCCCGAGAAGAATCCCGTGATCGGTGACCACAACGCCGCCAGTGCATCCAGCGGGCGCCAATCGAGGATCGAGCGCAACGTCGCCATCGCACTCGCCCCCATGTTTTTCACGCCCTCCCACAGGCCCTTGAAGAAAGCGCTGATCGGCGTCCAATTGGCATAAATCAAACCGGCCGCCACCGCGATGCCCATCGCGATCAACATGATCGGATTGGTCTTGAGCACCATGCTCATCACGTCCATCACTTGGGTCATGCCGGTGACGGCGGTTTGCATGGCGGAGAAGGCAATCGCCCCCGCCGCCAGGCCTTCGACCAGTTTCGGGTTATCGGCGAGCAGGCTGCCGACCTGGGTCAGCATCGGTTCCAGTCCGACCACGAGTGCGCCGACCGCCGGCACCAGTGCGGCATCGACGGCGGCCGAAACCTTTTCCATCGACGCACTGAACACGTTCATGTTCTGCGCAGCGGCTTTCGGCGCGGCGGGCAGGTCGACGGTTTTTGCCGTCTCGCTGACGTCGGCCAACTTGCCCTGAAAGGCTGCCGCCGACTTGATACCGTCCACGAACGGCGTGATCACGCTGCCGCCCTTGAACAACCCGCTGATGTCGAGTTTGCCCAGACCGGTCTGCTCGAGATTTTTCTTGAAGCTCTCGACCTTGGCCCGGAGGGCACCGAGCTTGGGCGACAGCTCATCGATGCCGGTAATCAGCACCGATGTTTTCGGTTTGCTATCTGTGTCTGCCATCACTGCACCTGCTGCATCGCATTGATCCGTTGCGCGTGCTCCAGCGATTCGCGGAGCACATCCAGTGGCCTGGCCATCATCTGTTCGGGGTCAACCTTCCAGAACCAGGCCAGGTCATAGGCGACAGCGATCAGGTCGGTGATGCGCCGACGCCGCACTCATGAAAAAACTCGCAACGGCCCAGCTCAGCGCGTTGAGGTCAGCCAGATCGAGCTGGTTGACCGACGACGGCGGAATGCCGGCGCACACGGCGATGTATTTGGCCGCGACGTCCATGTCGAGGCTGACCTCTTCGCTCTTGTCGATCTTGTACGGCAGCGCCTTGATCGCTCGCACTTCCTGCACCGTCGGACGGCGCAGGACGAGTTCGGTCAGGGGCTCGCCGTGAGCTTCGATCGCAACTTGAAGCTTCACGGCGCCGCTCATTGCCAGGTCCCCTTGATGCCTTCGAATTTCAGTTCGATGGTGGCGTCATCGCCTTTGGAGACTGGCTCTTCGACCAGATACGCGCCGGCCAGTACGTAGACTTTGCCGTTGCTGAATTCGCAGGTGACGGTGATGTCGGTGCCTTCGATCAGCTTCTTCAGCGGGAAGTCGGCGGTGTGCAGCGCGGTCACTTTGAACGACGGTGCGATGTCGGTTTCCTTGTAGAAGCCGGGTACGACGGTTTCGCGTTTGACGGCCATCAGCGGGGCTTCGCAGCCGCCATTGATAGTCAGTTGCGCGCCGTCGACCTTGACGTAGCAGGTGCCTGCAATCAGTTGACCCATGGTGTTACTCCCTTGAATAAAAAAGCCCACGCGAGGTGGGCTGAAGGCTTGACGCTAAACGCGGTTATCAAGCCGCGTCGTCGTACTGCAGACGGAATTGGTTGAGCAATGCGAACACGCGCAGACCGTTGATGTAATCCGGCGGGAACAGCACGTTCACGCGGCTCGGGTCCTGCACGTCGCGCTCGACGATCAGGTGCTCGGCGAACAGCTCGGCGTTCTCCACGTGGCCTTCCAGTTCGAGCTTGGCGTACTGGGCGATCAGCTCACCGCGAATGGTCGCAGGCGTCACGATCGGCTGGCCGGCGCCGAAACGGGTGCCGTCGGAGGCCAGTTTGTGCCGGCCGTATTTGCTGGTGATCACGCTTTGCAGACGACGCACGATGAACGCCGACTGGTGCATGGTTTCGCTGTCCAGGTAGGAGTTGTCGGCCTGGCCGTAAGCGTTTTTCTGGTAGGTGGTGATCGAACGCTGGATGCGCACGTAACCGCCTTCGTAGTAAGCCGTGGCGATGCCGTAGTTGAGCAGCGACTGACGCTCGGTCAGGGTGAAACGCTCGCTCGCCGGCGCTGGGTCGACACCCGGCAAGCTGCCGCTCTGGGTCGGACGGCTGGCGTCGGCCGAGATAAACACCGCGGTGCGCGCAGCCAGTGCAGCCGCTTGTACCCAGAACGGTTGCGGAACACCCGGCTCCAGCGCCTGAATGGTCATGTGCTGGTCATTACGCGCCTGACCGGCCGCCACCAGAGTGCCGACGGTACCGCGCTTGGCGCTGTAGACGTGACCGAACAGTTGCTTGGCCCACGACCAGCGACCGGTGCTGTCATCCATGACCGCTTGCCAGGTGTTGAGGGTCGACAGGTCCGACCATGGCAGTGCGATGAACTCGAATGGCTCGTCACCCAGTGCCGCCACGGCAGCGATCTGATCCGGGACGCCAGCGCCGCCGGTCATGGCGGTGATGGCGGTGGTCAGGCCGGCCGGAGTTTCTTCGCCGTTGCTCTTGCCCAGGCGATTGAATTGCAGGCTGATGTCATTGCCGCTGTCGCCAGTCCATTTGGCAGACAAGGTGACCACACCTTCGGCCGCTGCAGCACTCACCGGGAGATCGGCACTGGCGTTGATTTTCTGCGCCAGCGCAGTGGCTGCCTGAGCGGCGGTGGCACCGTTGACCACGGTGGCTTGCACACGCACGCCGCCGACATACAGGTTGAGTACGCCAGCCTGAGTGGCGGTGCCGGTCAGGGTCAGTACGCCTTTGGCGATGGCACCTTCAGTGTTGTGCAGCGGCAGGCACCAGATCTCGCCGATCGGGTCGGCCTTGCGGAAGGTCTCGTACATCGAGGCGAGCATCGAGCCTTGGCCACCGATGCTCTTGGCCAGCGCGACGCTGGAGACCAAAATCAGTTTGCCGACTTCAGTCGGGGCGATGTTGTCGTTGACCTGAGCCACGATCAGACGACGCAGGGTCGAGCTCGCGCTATTGGCGGCCGAGTTGTCCATTTCGGCATAGAACAGCGGTACACGAATGTCCGCGGGGATGTTGCTGAATCCGATCGCCATTATTTGGCTCCCTGTGGTTTAGCCGCTTTTGCGGTTTTGAGTGTGATATCGCCGTCGGCCAGACGTCGGCGCCACCAGGCGCTGTCCAGCACTTCACGGCCTTCAAGAGGCAGCAGATCGCCCGCCTCCGGGTCTGGCACGGCACGGCCAGCGGCCGGCACTACGGTGATGCGATTGCTCATGGGGTTACGTCTCCAGAGAAAGTCAGTTCCACGCGCCCATCGGGGCCCGGGTGTTTCAGGTTGGGGTCGGCCGGGTCGATCGCATCGACCCGCACGGTGACCCCGGTAAAGGACGACAAACCGTCCAGTTCACGTTCGTGCCAACTCTCCGCAGGCTGACTCGGCAGATTGCGACCGAGCTGGAACTCGGCAAAAAAGCGCAGCCGGTAATAGGCGCGGCTGCTGTTGATTGAGACCAGTTCACCGCCGTCGTAGGCGATGGCGCTGTAGTCGATATCGACTTTGAAACCCACCAGCGCGCGCCACAGTTCGGCGCGCAGGTCGTGCAACCGATCCAGCGCTTTTGTAGCGTCGCTGGCGTCAAGCACCAGGACGATTTCGAAGCGGTCGCGGATCGCTTGGGCGGTGAGGTTTTGTGCGCTGCTGTTGCTGGCCACATCGGCCAGGGGTGTGACGTAGGCCGAAGGTGTCGGCAGATCAGGGTTGCCTTGCAGCAACGCCAGATCGATACCCTCCGCAATGTGATTGGCCAGGCTTGGGCATTGCGCACGCAACTGCGTGAGGATCGGGGTGATCTTCATGGGGATGTTCCAGAATTAGGGGGAGTTAACGCAGAGCCCAATGTGGGAGCGAGCCTGCTCGCGAAAGCGCTGGGTCAGTCGCCATCAATGTTAGATATGCCGGCCTCTTCGCGAGCAGGCTCGCTTGTATGGTAGGACTTGAAGGGAGGAGGAGGGACAAGGCTCGATTCTGACTGTTGACGCAGCACAGACCGTGGGAGACTTCGCCCCTCCTCCTTTCACCCAAGCGCCGATAAAGAATGCATCTGGCTAGACCGACGATAGGAACAAGCCTGCGCCTCTGGGTGAACCCTTCAAGTGCTCAAACCTTATCCCGGAGGAAATCCTGTGGCAATGCCAGTCGCTCTATCAAATCCGATCGTTGGCGTGGATGTCGCCAAAAATGAACTGGTGATTTATCAGGCCGATAGCGATCTGCTTGAAGCGATTCCCAATACCAAAACATCCATCAAGCAGTGGCTGAAGGCCTTGCTCGTCCCCGTGTCTATTGCCATTGAGGCAACCAACATCTACCACCTGGAATTCGCTGATTTGGCCTATGCGGCCGGTTGCACGATTTACATGGTGGGCGGCTATGAACTCAAACACTACCGCGAAGGCGTGAAGATCCGCGCCAAAACCGACGCCTTGGACGCCAAGCTGCTGGCCCGTTACCTGAAGAACGAAGCCGAGGAGTTGCACCCCTGGACCCCGCCATCACCGCTGTACCGCCAGCTCCTGAGCCTTTTCCGCCGCCGCGCGGCTTTGGTCCAGGCAAGGGTCGGCCTGGTGCAGAGCTGGTCGAATGAGCCGCTGTTGAAGGCAGCTTTTGCTGAACAAATAAAATCCATGCAGCGGCTTGAAACGATGATCGAAAAGACGATCAACGATCAGCTCAAACAAGCCGGTTTGCTCGGCCAATTGAAGCGTTGCCTGAAAGTTGAGGGCATTGGATTTCTGACCGGAGCGCGCCTGCTCACGGCGTTTCAGCGGGGAGAATTTAGCAACGCGGATGCGTTTATCGCCTTCCTGGGCATGGATTTACGGGTATCGAAATCAGGGCAAAAGGACGGTCGCCGCAGCTTGACCAAGCGCGGAGACCCCGAGGCCCGCCGACTTTTGCACAACGCAGCGATGTCGGCTAGCCGTACGATAGCCTGGAAAGGGTTTTACGAAGCCCAGAGAGCACGGGGTTTCAGCACCACGCAGGCGTTGGTGATGCTGGCTCGCAAACTTGCTCGGGTGGTATTCGCCTTGCTGAAAGGGCAAAGCGAATATCAGACAAAAGTCAGTTGAGGGCTTCCCCTCAACCATAGAATCTCCCACGGGATGTTGTGCAGGGATCAGGCCTTGGGGTCGAGGCCCGTTGCCTCGATCAGGCAGCGATAGCTTTCCTCGCGCTTGCCGCTGGCGGTGACTTTTTCGATCGACCAGCGACCGCGCATGAAGTCTGGCCAGGTGTCATCGAGCACCAGCAGGCCTTCGGCAGCCAAAAGCGGATCGCCCGGGCAGGTGACCTTCAGCTTGTATTTCTGGCGCAGCATCTTGCGCACTTCGGCTTCGCCGATGGCTTTGGCTTCTTCTTCACTGGCCTGTTTCTGGCGAATGACCTTGTAGGGCTCGGAACCGGTTATCACCTCGCGCAGTTTGCCGGCGGCGATGTCCCAGAAGCAGGTCTTGCAACCCTGGTTCTGGGTACGAGCGGTCTCTTCCAGTGTGGCGCTGATGAAGGCGTGATCACCCGGTCGATTGTTGCTGGTCACCGACAGCCTGACGTCCGGTATCACCTGGCCCGACAGGTTTTTCAGCTGCGCCGGTTTCGCCAATACGTAGAGGTCGTTGAACGGTTTGGCCACCGCGTCGTACTTGAGCGCCAGTCGCGTGATGAAGCTCATGTCGGTTTCGTTCGACTGATCAACATGAGCAATCCGGATCAGCGCCAGTTCGGGATCGACGCGCGGCGAAAAACCGTGCGGCGAGACCAACTGGCGAAACAGTGCGCCAAGGGTGGTGGGGCCATGACTGGCCGTGCGCCGTTCCTTGAATCGGGTCTCATCCTTGCCGCTGAAAGGCGCTGCGGTCGCCACCAGCGTCAAGCGCAACGGGAACAGCGTCGGGGTCAGTCGAGTCACCTTGAACTGGCCCTTTTCGACCAGCCCGGACTCCCGATAGCCCACCCGCAGGCCGATTGTTCCGCCCAGGGTCGGCAAGCCTTCAAGGCCTTCCAGGTCGATCACCAATGTCAGTTGATCGGACTCCATCCCGGCAGCATCAATGTGTTCCCAACTGATCAGGCGCTGGTTCAGCAAGGCCTGGTTGGCGCCGTAGATTTCGATCGCCGGTGTAAATCCCTGTGCCATGCAACCTCCTTAGTCCCAAGCCAGAACCGGTTTGATTGCGGCCGGTTTGCTGTCGAGCTCCGGCAGCGTCACCCAGACACCTGCCGGCAGGATCGAGCCGTGCTCGGCCAGGGTCGGGTTGAGTGTCCACAGGGCTTCTTCGGCGCTGTCATCGCTGCGACCGGTTTCGCGGTACAGCAACAAATTCAGCGAATCACCGGCCACGCTTCGTACCTTACGCATTGTTGAACTCCGACAATCCGATCACCCACTTGATCACCATCGCGGTGCCGTCATCGATGACCTCGCTCTGGTTTTCGTCGATGCTGTTGATTCGCCACAAACCCCAGTTGCGACCAATGCCGTCAATCAACGGCAGCGGTACTCTCAACGCTTGCAGCGCACGCAGCTCATCGAGCCGCTCCATCGCCACGGCGTACATCGCCGTGCCGCCGATGGTCAGGGTTTCCGGCTTCTGTCCGGTCTGATGGGATTTGGGTTTACTGGTGAGGATCTGCAATTCAGTCCAGCCACCGTCGGATTTGCGCGCCAGCGTGCTGTAGGCAAACTCGCGGGACAGGCCGAAGATGAAACTGCCGAGTGCCATTTGTTGTTTCATCAGGCGACTCCATCGGTGAGGGCTGCGTCGCGGCGCGTGGCGAGGGGATTAATACTCATCGCCGGAACGAATTGGGCGTTGAAATGGTTTTCCATGACCTGCGAGATCATCGTGCCAACCTTTTCGGAACTGACAATTTCACTGCCGCTGATCTGAATCGACGGGGCGTAGGTGATTTGCTGATTTTGTGTCTGAGCAGTGGACAAGTCTTTGGCTACCTGCGCCGGCGGGGCAAGTTTGTCCTCAGCGGGAGTCGCCAGTTGTTCACCGACATAAGAACCGAGCATGCCGCCCAAAGTCCCCCCGATGAAAGTACCGATGCCAGGCGCAATCAACGAACCGATCGTGGCACCGATTGCAGTTCCGGCCAGTTCGCCGGCGGCGCCTTTGACCGCTTTGTCGTCACCCTCTCGCCAGCCCTTAAGGCCGGTGTAGGCTGCACTCACGATGGCCTGCGGCGCACCGGCCTTCACGGCCGGCATTGCACTGGCAAGCCTTGGCAGCAAACTGCCGCCGAGACGCTGTACCGCCGGCACCTGTCGGGCGGCAATCTTCTCTATTGAGCGCGGCGTCCAACTGCCGATTTTATCAGCCCACATCTCGAGGCCGATTTTCGCGTTGTCAATGAAGGGCAGCACTCTTGCCGTGACACCCCGCAAACGACCACCCCCGCTGCCTGAACGCGACGATACCCTGGCAGTTTTTTGCCGAGCGGGCGAGCGACTGGTTTTGTTCGTTTTTCGAGGGCGATCACCGCCTTCATCTCCGGTAATCACATCACCGATTTCAGGCGGCAATCGGGTGGTGGCCAGACGCAACAGCTTTGTCGTAACCGCACCGAGCACAGCAGTCGCACCGCTCTTCAGGGCAGCCGCCACAAATGGCACGGTGACAGCGCCCAGCACGATCAACCCTGCGGTGAGGGCGGGGAATGCTTCTGCCGCTGTACTCGCGACATTGACCAACGCCGTGAGCCCGAACGCGAGACCCTCTGTGATCGGTGCCAGTGCGGTACCGAATGCCGTGGTTAGCCGATTGAGACTCGCATCCAACGCATTCCAGCGCCCTTGCGAAGTATCACCAAACGCCTCGGCCGTTTTCGTCGCTGCACCGGCCCCGGAACCCAGTTCCGAGGTTGCATATTGGTGCTTGTCGGACACTCGCGAGAAGGCTGTCTTGACGTCGTCGGGCTTCTTCAACAACTCAAGAATGCTTGTACCGCTCTCGCCAAACAGCGTCTTCGCCGTGGCTGCACGTTCGGGTACGGATTGTTTACTGAGTGCTGCGAGCACCGAATCAATCGCACCTGGCGCATCCGTGCGCATCTTCTCACGCAACGATTCGGGATCCAGGTGCAACCGGGTCATCGCCGAACGCTGTTCGGTTGACGCAGCGTTTCCTTTGCCGAAGGCCGACGTAAAGCTCTTCAATGCCGCACTGGCACCGTCCTTGTCCGCACCGCTGTTCAACAGCGCAGTGGCAAACGCTGCCACCTGTTCCGGTGTCATTCCCGATGCAACGGCACTCTCGCCCGAGCGCTGAACGACCGCGCCGATATCGGCAGGCTTGGCATCCAGACCGCTGCTGCTCAGGTAACTGACCGCATCGGCCAGATCCTGGCCTTGGTATCGATCCAGCTTCAAGGAGGAACGCCAGACCGCGAGCATTTCCCCCGCAGCCTTGACGTCGATCCGGAAGGCCGTGGCATTGATCGCAGCGTCGCCGGAATACGCTCTTAGCTCTGTAGCCCGCTGATCACCCTTGGCACCGTCGGCAATACCAGATCGCGCCCCGACCTGCTGGATTTGCAAGAGATCCGCGCCAGTCGCGCCACTGGCTGCGATCGACCGCTGAGTCGCGAGTTCGAGGGTTTGCTCTGAATGCGCTTGAAGCTGCTCTTTGTTGAGTCCAATCAACTGATTGAGCTCAACCAGTGCGGTCTCGTTAGCCATCGCCGATTGCAGGTTCTTCGGTGGCGGTCGCTGCTCGATTTCCGCCTTGAGTTTTGACTTCGGCTCACTATTGGCGGCTGGCGGCGCCGCGACGACCTTGAACAACGATTGCTGGCTCACCAGCAGCTCGCGCAGCTTGATCTGCTCCTGAGTCAGCAAACGAATATTCACGCTTGCCAAGGACAGCGTCAGGTTAAGGTCCTGCAGCGATTTGCCGAGGTTGGTCGGTAGTGCGTCCGCCGTATTGCCACTCTCACCGGCGTTCGTGAGCGCATATTTGCTCTCTGCCATTGCCGCTCTACTCCTGTTTCACGCCAAGGCGAGTGATCGCTATGTCGTAGCGGCGCAACGCCTTTTCGGCGTCCCATTCCAGAATCTCCGCCTCACTTACCGGGTAAATGAGCGGGACGATATCGAGGATTACTTCGATGTCGCGTTCCGAAAGTAGGCCGCCGGCTGGTTTAAAAAATCGTCTATGCGCACCTGCAATTGGGTCCAGTCCGGGACGGTCAGTAGGGCGAGATCGGGGATCATCAGGCCGGTGCAATGGGCGGTGATGAACTCGGCGCGTTCCTTGGCCGTTTTCAGTTTCTTCATCACTTTGGTGGCACGCAGCACTGGCATTTCCAGACTCAGCGAGGTCAGGGTGCGGCCGGTCACGGCGAGCGGTTGCAGCAGTTGCACCTCATCCGGATCGGCGGATTTTTCCGCGGCTTCGACCTGGTCGAGAAAGTACGAGGCCGGACGGGTCGACATCTCGTGTACGTACTGCGCGATGCTCACGTAGTCCGGGCGTTTGAGCTGGTCGAGTTCCTTGACCGACAGGCCGGTGGCCAGCAGCGCCAGTTCGAAGAACTGATCGTCTTCGTCATCGCCGGCGCGCTCCAGCGCTTCTTTCTGCGCGGCGTAGAACAGCGGCTTGAGCTGAATCTGCTCGATCTGCGCGCCGTCATCGCCGGTGATTGACGACAGCAGGTCATGCTTGGGTGGCATCCACGACATGAATGAATTCCTTGGTGATTCTTGAGGGGGGTGTTGCTTAACATCTGCCAGTCACGCTGATCCATTGTGGGAGCGGGCTTGCTCGCGAATGCGGTGGGTCAGAGCCACAAATTTCGCCTGACACACCGCCTTCGCGAGCAAGCCCGCTCCCACAGGGGTTTGTGCCAGGCTTGCCTACTGGGTTACGGCATCAGCACCGCACGGCGGGCATCACCGAGGATGTCGACGCCGTTGAGCACGAACTTCTGGGTGCGCACGTCGATGTCGATCACCGGGATACCGTTTTCCAGGCGGGTGTAGGTACGGCAGGACAATTCCAGGGTGGTCTTGGGTTTATCACCCATTTTGATCACGCCTTCATCGAGAATCTTCAGCTTGCCGCCGACGGTGTGGTAGGTGAACCACGTGTTGCCATCCTGATCCTGACCGGCTTCACGCACGTTCAACAGAATGTCATCGCCGAGCTTCACGCCCAGTGCGAGCATGATTTCCGGGCCAGCGCCCTGCAGGATCAACTTGGCGCCAAGCGCCTTCGCGCTTTTGGCCATTTCTTCGACGATGAAGCGTCCGCCCGCCATGTTTTCCATGTCGAATTCGATCTTCGGCGGGGTGAATTCCTCCACGGTCGCCGACAGCGGCAGGCCTTGCAGGGTGGCCGCGATGGCCTGGCGATTGCGGTTGGTCAACATTAGAGAACGTCCTCCAGGAACTGCTCGATGATTTCATCGCGGGCGTTGAGCTGATAAACCATGTGTTCGTTCGGCGCGTAGCGGCCGTAGTCGATGACCACGTACCAGGTGCCGTTCTTGTACTTCTCTACGCTGTTGAGTTCCGGGTGCAGATACACGCTGCCGCCAGGAATGGTTTCGTCGGCGACCAGGGTTTGCAGCCAGTCGTTGATGCGCTTGACCTCCTGATCCATGAACGACTTCGTCAGGTTCTTGGCCATGGCTTTCTGGCCGGCCTTGACCAGCTTGCGGCTGATCGCATCTTCAAGGCCGACGTAGCTGATGAACTTGCCGGTAATCGAGCGGTTACCCAGCAGCGAGAAGCCGCCAAGCACAGTGCGGGCGTAGTAGCTGACGCCGTAACGGTTGAGCAGATCGCCTTCAGTGGAGGTGTCGAGGATGTTGTATTCAACAACGCGAGACACGTCTTCGGCGTAGGTCACCTGGTTGCCCGGGCTTTCCCACTGCTTGACCTTGGCCAGCGCGGCAATCGCCAGGCTGGAAGGCGACAGGAAAACGTTTTTCTTCGCCGCTTTCGAGTACACGGCGGGCATGTTGTGCACCACCAGGCAACGGTCGAAACCGAGGTCGGCGCCGCCGAGTTCCTGGCTGTAAGTCACTTGATCAGCGACCGAGGCGTCCTTGCCATCCAGCACCACACGAGCCTTGATGCGCTTGCCGAACGAGGCGAACTCGCTGGCCACCGCTTTGGTGCCGGTGAAGCCCGGCGCGCCGATGATGGTCAGATCTTCCGGGACACTGCCCAGTGCAGCCAGACCCAGTTTGCGACCGGTCGCCGGCTCGACGCCGCCGATCACTGCGTTGACGGTATCGGCCGGGGTAGCACCCGCCTCGACGATCACCACGTACACCGGCACCTTGACCACTTTGAGGATCTGGTAGACGGCGTGATACAGGGTGCCCTCTTCCGAACCGGTCGGATCGAGCAGTGCATGGGTGGTAAAGCTATTGATGCGGAACGGCGCGTTACGCGGAATCAGCGGATCAGCCTTCGGCGCGGTGCCGACCAGACCGATGACGTTGTCACCCAGGCCACCCATGGCTTCGGGGGATTCGGTGGCATTGACGGTAATGCCGTTGTGCTCGAAGTTCAAAACCTCAGCCATGTTCAGTCAGCCTTCTTGGCAGCGGCCTTTTTGGCCTGGGTGGACGATGTTTTCAGTTCCAGTCGACCGGCGCTGTGCAAGGCACTGGCCTCGACGTCGAGCAGATCGAGGTCTTGACCGACGCTCGACCAGTGCCCACCGCCGGTGGGGAATGGGACGAGCACGGTGTAGGTTTGGCGGGTTGCCATTTTTCGTTTCTCCATAAACGGGAAAGCCCCTCGGGGAGGGGCTTTGGCGGGTAAGAAAACGCCCCGACGGTGCGGGGCGTTTATTGAAGCGTCACAAACCGGGCTCAGACGCTGGCGGTACAGCCGGCCAGCCCTCAGTCAGCATTTCGGGACGATAATTTCCAAGGTCGATCGCCAGCAGTAAATCGCGCTCACGATCAAAACATGCCTGGACATGAGTACGCACAGCCTTGGCGATTTCGAGGATTCGGGTCGCATCAATTTCGACAAAGCCATTGGCTGTCTTGAAGTTGCATCGGTACTCGGGATCGACAATTGCAGACAAGCCCATTCCAGCAATCAATGTCTGGCTGTCACGTGTGGTTTCGATGGTGAATCCATCGACGATGACGCCACCTGCTTCACGCAAAAAGCGTTCGGCAGCAACGGCGGTTGCCAGTGTTTCAGGCGTGACCGTCATAGAAGGTTGCGGCGAAAACAACCAATCACCGTCATGCTCCTTTGCCGCCCAGCCTTGCTGGGGACGTGGATCGAGATGATCGACGCACACCCATACCAGCGTCGGCGGGTACAACGTCGAAATATCGCCCTCGGTTTCGATCTGCTCGACAACCATGTCGGCATAAATGCGTACATAGGTACTCATCAGGTCCACTCCTCGATAATCACGATGCCGTCACCACCATTGCCGCCTTTGAGGTTGGACGGACACGATGGCTTGGCTAACGCTCCCCCGCCACCGGAACCAGGATTTACGGCACCCTCGCCGTCTCGACTGGCACCGCCCGAAGAGTTACCACCCGGTCCAAATGCACTGAGGCCTCCTTCGCCGGATGTACAAAAAGCCAAGGTCGGCCCGTTCACTCCACCGCCTCCCTGGCCATTGGCATTGATCGTCGAACCACCTGTGGCGGGCTCGGAATTGGGGCTGCGGCCAAGTTGCAGAGGCGGCACAGTGTTGGCCGAGAATCCTCCTCCATATCCTCCTGGTGCAGCGATTCCGGCAAAAGATGTTGTTCCCCCATTGAGACCGATACTGGCAACAACGCCCGTGCCCCCTTTACCGATAGTGATCTGCTGACCGTCGAAACCCTGAGTCAACCAGCCTTCTGCATAAGCACCGCCAGACCCACCGCAACCGGCGGAAAGCTGAGTATTGGCTGTCGAGACTGCACCACCACCCGCACCGCCACCACCTTGCAATCTGTATTTGATCTTTTTGGTTCCAGGCCCCGGCAGATAGATCTCGTTTGCCTTGAAAACCCGGGTTCTCAGATAGCGACCCGAAGCGTTGCGAACTTCATCGGCGAGGGCGGCGATATCGATGCTTCCCTGATTGATCGGCGCGTTCCAGGCTTTGATGCACCACATCACCGTCAGGTTGCGTGGCCGGGTTTCTGTCGAAGTGCGTGCCACCTTCGAAGCATCGAACGACATATTGATGACACCGGTAGAGGCTATGCCTCCGGGGAGCTGAGTCCCACCTGTCGCTGGCGCGCTGAAAGCGCCACTGACCGTGCCTGTTGCTGCGAGCTGAACACCGTTGTTCGCGGCGTACTGCCCTGTGATGTTCTGGAGCGAGTCGAGTTGATAACTGCCGATTGCCCTGCCTGCATCCACACCGCGTCCGTGATCCCACCCTCGCAGGAACTCGCCGCGAGATTCCGGCAAGCGGAAATTCCCGGCCCCCTCATCCCCTTTGTTGAACTTTGTGCCGAGATACGCCGCCAGATCCGGATAGGTCGCAATGCTCTGCACACTGCCATCCAGCTCCAGATAACCGGGTGCAACGATCCCTGACGGGAATGCCAGAACAGCGCCCACCGGAACAGCAGACTTGAGTCGTTCGACTTCTGTGACCAGCGCGGCAACATCGATGGTTCCCTGATTGACCGGCGCATTCCAAGCTTTGATGCACCACATGACGGCGACGTTACGCGGTCGTGTTTCAGTTCCACCAGCGCTTCCGGTTACACCTTGGGCTGCCCGCCAATTTGAAACAGGCACGCCGGCACTATTCGCCTGAACAATTTCGTTTCCTGCATACGATGTCGAATGCGTGTGCGCCCTGAGCATGTCAGCCTGAATACTGCCCAACTCCCGACCAGCATCAACCCCACGCCCATGATCCCAACCACGCAAGAACTCCCCACGCGCCTCAGGCAAACGGAAATTCCCGACGCCCTCATCACCTTTGTTGAACTTGCTACCTAGATAAGCGCTCAAGTCCGGGTAAGTCGCGCTGCTCTTGACGCTGTTATCCAGTTCCAGAAAGCCCGGCGGCGGAGCATCAACCGGGAACGCGACAATCGAGCCCACCGGCAACGCCGATGCCTTGGCAATCAGCGCTTCGACTTCAGCCTTGGTGTACGAATCCTTGATCCCGAATCCAGCCAGCGTTTCAGGATTGGCACCGGCAGTCGCCCGACCATACTCATCAACGGTCAGACTCTTGTAAGTGCCAGCAGCAATCCCGGTACGCCCCGCGAGCATCTTGAACGTCAGCGCCGTGGTGCCGAGGGTGATCGGTGCATTGGTGGTCAAGTGCCACAACGAATCACCGTTCGCCGTGCCCTCCTCCACCATCACCGTCAGGCCCGGCGTGACCTTGGCGTTGCTGTTGGCATCCATCGCCCGCAACCAGTCGCCATTGGCGACGATCCACAGGCCGTTGTCCTTGGCCAGCGTCTGATTCGGCAACAGCACACGGTCACCGGCAATCACGGCCACACCATCAATCTGCTGCGCACCGTTCAACACGACATTGCCAGTCGCCGCAACGCGTACCGACTGTTTGCCGTCAAGTTTGCCGAGTTCTTCGGCGAGGTAACTCATGACCCAGGCACGCGTGGCTTTGACGACGGTGTCGTCGATCAGCAGCGTCACAAGCGACGCATTACTCGTCTCGAAAATCGAACGAATGTAGAACTCTTTACCCGAACCGGACGTGGCCAGAACCGGTTTGAACGACTCCGGGTATTTGACGATGGCGTAAAGCACGCCAGTGTCAGTCCACAACCCCGCTTCCCGCACATACCAACCGCCAACATCCGGCGGTATGGTGACTTCGGCGAGCAGCCAGCTCGGGTTTTTCTCGTCCTGGAACAGCGCATTGAGTGGCCCGCGCCAGACTTCGCGTTTCAGCGCGGTGGCGGTCGCGGCCGGGTTGTAGACCGCGCCGCCGCCGTCGCCGACGGAAATCTGCGTCAACTTGATCGGCACGCCCGCAGCTTTACAAGCCGTTTCGTAGGCAATCCCTGCGTTGGTGAGCAGGGTGTAATAGTCAGCCATTCAGGCCCCCTGAGGATAAATAGTGGATGTTTCGACGGTGTACATACCGGCGGCCATGAACGCCTCTCCCGAGGTTTCGAGCCCTTCGATGAACACCGGATAAACCGTGGTCAGTTCGCCGCAGAACGTCGCGGCGCCGATGACGTGATTGCCGAAAGCGCTCAAGCCGACCGAGACCGTCAGCACATCACGTTCGCTTTTGGCATCGGCCAGGCGTCGGTCGAGACGGGCGTCGATTTCTGCGCTGTAGGGCTGGTCGCTGAAGGCGCGCACAGTGAAGCTGTAAGGCACGCCGGGCGGTGTCTGTTCGTACCAGGCGCGGACTTCGGGGCGCAGCTGCAAACCCTTGGCAGCGTTTTCCAGTGCCTTGCGAGTGCCGGCCTGGCGTGCAGTGGGCCAGGCCAGTTCGACGGTCAGGCGCTTTTCCGCTTCGGGTGCGGCGGTGCTCCATTCGGCGACGCCGCGATCCGCTGCGAGATACGGCAGAAACGCGACCGGAGTTTCACTCGGATTCATCAGTTCGGGGAACGGCGGCGCGATGCGATCAAGTAGCGCGCCGAAGCCCAGATCCAGACCGCGCTCGAGTGCCGAGCTGTTCGCAGGCAGCAGCGTCGGGCGTTGAGTTTTTTCACTCATAGCGTCAGCACCTCAACCTCGACCGCCGTGCAGTACGGCGCCTGAAACGCGGTGGTCACGATCGGCGTCAGCGGTTCCAGAATCTGCAATTGCACGGCACCAGCGCTGTGCAGCGTGTAATCGATCCAGCTCGGATCGACCCGCCCTTCGAGGCGATGGCAACTGTCGGCGTAAGCCTGCAATTGCTGCTGCGCGGCGACTTGGGTCAGGCCCGAATCGGGGCCGGAATTGATCTTGGCGACGACACGTATTTTGTAGCGCTGAATGTCGGCAGCCTTGACGGTGACGAGGTCGGTTTCCGGTCGCACATCCGGCCGGGCGAAGTGCTGGCGGACGCCTTCAAGCAATGCCTCGGACGGCGTGCCGTCACCGTCCCGCGCAAGTACGGTGACCTGCACTTCACCCGGCGCGGTGCGGCGGCCATTGCCATCCTTGACCTGCGCGGCGAAGCCGTCCGGGTTGAAGGTGTAAGTGACATTCACCACACCGGCGTCGGTGGATTCGACTTTCACCGTCGGCCGCTCGCCGAGGGTGAACACCTCGCGGCGATACTGCATCCGCGACCCCGCCGCCGGGGCATGCGGCGCCAGGTAATAACGCAACCGGGCGTCGTCGTCGCTTTCGTAAATCGCCGGCACTGGCGGGAATGCCGCCGGATCACCCGGATCGAGCAACTGCCGCTCCAGGCCCATGTCCGCCAGCCGTGCGTCGAGGTTGCTGCCGGTCGCCCACCACGCCAGCATCTGCTTGATGCGGGCGTTGTATTTGCGTTCGTGGGTTTGCAGCCGAACGCAGAAAGCTTCCAGTGCCAGGGTCAGCAGTTCGCTTTCGTTTTCCAGGCTGGTCTTGAGTTTCGCTGCGCTGTCCGGCGAGCGGGCACCGACGTATTCGATGACGAAAGTCTTGAACTCGGCGAGCAGATCTTCGAACGCTTCGACGGTGATCAGCGCGGGTTCGGCCAATTGGTTCTGGCCGGGGATCAACATGCTCATGTCACGACCTCGAAGGTTTGTTGACGGTTTTTCCAGGTGCCGGCGAAACGCAGCAGCAGACCGGCGCCCTGACGGCTGGCGACGATCACCTGCGGCTGAAAATCATCGATGCCGTTTTGCTTGTTGTAGAACGCTTGCGCTGCGTGGCTCTGGGCCAGAAGCAGCACGTCGTCACCGAGGTTCTGCCCCAGTAGCGAGGGGATCAACGAGCCATACAAGGGCCGTTTTTGCCGGGTGCCCAGCGGCGTAGTCAGGGCCCGGGTCGCGCGCTGCACAAACTGCAGCCAGTCGTCGACCGTGGCCCCGCTGTCTCTATCGATTCCGATCATGGAAGGCTCTTGAATCAGGGGCTGATGACGCGGCCCTGGTGATCGACCAACGGGCCGCTGAAGTGCACGCCCGAAGCGTCGATGGTCATGCCGACAGCGCCCAGTTGCAGGTTGATGGCCTGCGGGGTCAGCGCCAGTCGTGCCGGGCCGATGCTCAGTTCCAGCGAATCGCGAGAACCGTTGAACGCCGCAGGGCCGTTTTGCCAATGCAGAGTGTGTGTGGCGTCGTCGTAACCGCTTTCGCTGCCGTCCTGATGCACGCGGCGCGTCAGCGTCGGTACAGTCGAAGTGGGCGGAAAGCGATCACTGTTCAAACCGAACAACGCCACCGACTGCGCACCGCTTTCGCCGCTGCCGTAGTTGAACAACAAACACTGCTCACCCACTGTCGGAATCCGCGATTCGCTTTGCGTTCCGGCGCTCGGGTTGAAGAACTTGATGGCCGGTGTGAGCAGTCCACCGTGGCTGACCGTGCAGGTGTTACTCGCCGCGTCGACTGTCTGGCAGACGCCGATGCGGCAGTAGCTCTCGGCACGCCGATGCAGGTCTTCGATTTCCGCTTCCATCTCGGCCAGGCGTTCGATGATCGGACCCAGTTGCATGCGCAGTAATGCGTCGAACATCGATCAGGCCTCCAGCGCGGTGTATTGGTCGGGGTCGTCGATGTTGCTGACTTCCCAGGTACGGGCGAATTTCGGCGTGCCGAGTGGATCGTCGAGCAAGGTCGGGCCGAGGTAGAGGGTCTGGTTGAACGTCAGTGTCCAGGCCCTGTATTGCTGATCGGCGCGGATGAGCAATGACGGCAAACCATCCATGTTCATCGGCAGATCACACTGATCGCCGGGCAGTCCCCAGCGGTTGTCGGTGATCAGATTTTTCAGCACCGCGATCAGATCGCAGGCGGCAAATGCCGTAGCGGAAAGCGCCGGGATGACTTGCAGCGACAACGTCATGACATGAGCAATTCGCCCATCAGCGGCGCGCACTCCCGAGGCATTTCGGTCGAAGTCGATCAACACCCAGGCTTGATCGCCCGGAGCACTGAAATCTTCGTGATTGCCGACATTGAGGTTCAGCCCGGCGGTGTTGCGCAGCGTCGTCGCGATGGCGGTGAACAGTTGCGACGGCTGCTGGATCGGTGTGGGCATACATGACCTCCTTTTCAATCGTCCACGCGAAGCCCTGCCGCCAAAATGGCGGCACGGAAAACAGTCAAGGTTAAGGCTGGTCGCGCGGCGGGACTTCGCAGACGCCGATGCGTTTGGCGGCCCAGCGTTCGTAGAGACCGATGGCCACATCGGCGCCGGCCATGGCGGTCAGGCATCCGAATGCGCCGGCCGCCCAGATCGACAATCCCGCAGCGTAAAGCAGCATGATTGCCGAGACGCCGCAGATCATGCAGGCGCCGGAGCGCAAGGCCAGGCGCCGCAGCAGTGACCAGCCGCGGGCGCCTTCCTTGTCGGCGCGCCACATTTCGCCGGACACCCCGCCCACTACGGCGAGGAGGATGACCAGCCAGATCGGCATGTCCGCCAACGCTTGTTGCTCGCTTGTCATGTCACGCCTCCTGGGGGTGATTGATGAGTGGTGTGTGTTGGGTTCAATCGTTTTCTCTTGAGGTAGGCATTCCAAAAAGCCCGGCATTGGGGCCGCGGGCTTTTCAGTAATGCGCTCTCGCTTCTCGATCTGACAATTGCAGTGGAGTCAGAACGGAGCGACTGGCCAGTTGATCGTCGGAAATGCGTTTTGGTTTATCACTTCGGTGACGGCAATGTAGTACTGCTTGTATGCAACCAGTGCAGCCGCTTCTGCCGCAGTGGCGATCTCGAGATCCAGCTTGTATTGCAATGGATTGAACATCAGCCAGCGGGAAGCCTGGTCAAGGCGCAGCTGTATGCGTCCAGAAGTAAAGGCCTGTCGCTCATAATCAGAAGTATCACTGTAGGTCGAACCCCAATCCGTCTTCATTCCTGGCTCCACAATCATGCCATCGGGAACTTCTCGCCAAACTGAACTCGGCTCATCTGCAGGCGTTGCAGGCACACTCCCGTCAGTCTCCAATACCTGAAGAACGACGGTGTAACCCGTTGCTGTAACTGTAAGTGCGTAACGACTCATTTCTGATTCCTTCTTAGCGGCTCTCAGCGAACCCTTTTTGAGACCGTCTGTCAGTACGACGTAACTGGACAGACGGTGATCGCCGGAAAGCCGGCTATCTATTGCTTTCGGAAGTAGTGATGAATTCCGGCAGGCATTCCAAAAAGCCCGGCGCAATGCACCGGGATTTTCAGTAATGCGCTCCTTCGCCTTCCTTCAAATCCTGTGTTCAAGAAGGAAGCTGACTTTTCGGCGCTACTGGCGCGGTACGAGTCCATTCAAATTGTTTTTCCGACCGCGGTCCCTGCCCGCCGGATAACTGCTTCTGGTGCTTTACGCTGCACACCCGGGTCAGTTGCCAACCCTCTGAACCGTTGAGGCCGGTTCATCGCTGCCTGTTCTTGTGGAACTAAAGAGCTTTCGTTTCCAGCCGCCTTGTCGAGCGGCTTGGTGGCAATAATATGCATGTATGCATATCCAGTCAATGCGTAAACGCATTTATTTATACGTGAGAAATGCATGAGTGCATTAAGGCCGCATAAACCATGGCGTTGAGGGTTTTGCGCGGGCGAAAAAAAACCCGCCGATGGGCGGGTTTTATCTGACCGGTATCTGCTTAGCGGGCGTACATGCCCCACCAGAAGACGTGACCGAGGATGACGATCTGCTCTTCCTGGATTTCCTGGAAGGTATAGTCCTCATCCGGGTGTTCGTCACGGTTGAAGCTGCGCAGGCGAATGCCTGTAGGCAGACGATAGAGTTGCTTCACCCGCAACTGGCCGTTGTGATTGATCGCATAAAGGTCGCCATCGATGATGTCGCCGATGCCGCACTTGCCCGCGTTCACGCCGACCGTGGCACCGTCACGCAGCACCGGCAACATGCTGTTGCCGCGCACCGTCACGCATTTGGCCTGGTCGAACTGCACGCCGTTATGGCGCAGGCTACGCTTGCCGAAGCGCAGGCTGGAGCGCTCGCTCTCTTCGATGACGAATCTTCCTGATCCTGCTGCCAATTCAACCTCGCGAAGGAAGGGCACCGACACCTCGTCGTCATCGACAGGCGTGTCGTCGTCCCACAGCATTATGTCCTTGAGTTCCGCATGCACGTCATCACGCGCGGCACCGGCCGACGGCGCAACATCGGCACGCCCGCGCAACTGATCGGTGCTTACATTGAAGTACTCGGCGATTTTCGAAATGTGTTTATCCGAAGGATCGACGATCTTCCCGCTGAGAATCCGCGAGAGAGTGGATTGAGGCACGCCGGTGCGACGGTGGAGCTCCGTGGGGGAGATCCCGTGCTGGTCGAGCAGTGCTCTTAAGACGGAGGCTACGTTGCGTTTTTGCATAACGCGCATAGTGCTTGAAGTTTTCGGGGAAAACAAATGCTGATTTGCATAAACCAAAGACTGCCTGTTTTGGTCGCTTCATTTCTCTCCGTGCAGCAGCCCCCTACGCGGAAAGGCGGGCTGCAGAGAAAATAGTCTCTTCCCATGACAACGCATTCGACAAAGCAGTTGAACATTACAGTTCATCGGTTTCTTCAACTGGCAACGGCGTTATCCGAGCAAGCTCGTATTCGTAAGCTTTTTTATACTCATCTGTATTGCCGTCAGGGTCTTCGGAGTGCTGCCGGACCAAGTGTTTGAAGTACTCTTTTTGAAACAACAGAAAGGTTTCCAGAGAGTACGCTTTCGGAGAATTGTTGCCTGCACCGAAATATTGAAAATCCTGGTGATATTCGAGCCCAGACTGTGCAGCTTGTTTGATAGAAGCCTCACCAGAAGCCGACGACCGCCGGGCCTCTCGCCCAGCGGTGTGCGAATAGGTATTATTGCCGTCTAAAATCTTTACAATTCGGCCTTGAGATGCAAAAAAATTGAGCCTCTTGATGGCAAAACCAGCGTTATAGCTCAGTTTAAACTTGTCCTTCGCCGAGTCCTTTACAATGTTGCTTTTAAATACCTGAAAAACCTTGGCCAGATCGCTTTCATTTATAGACTCAAAAGCACTTTTCGTTATCAACACCAGATCAATATCGTTTACCGAAATTTCTTTATTATCCTCCCAAGGGATACGAAGCTGTGGATTCACACAACTGATAATTGAATTAATCTTAAGAGTTGCAATTTGAGCGGGCGTCCATTGTTTGCCGATAGTTTGCTTAACCGGATCCAACCCCTTATCGGCAACCTGAAAGCGCCTGAAGTCAGATTGCGCAGTCAATAGCTCGATGTATCTCAACCAGGCCTCTGCTTCCGTACCTCCCGTCGTGCTTTCAGAAGCTTGTAATTTCGCCAATTTTTTTGTGAAGCCCGTTATTTCACGAAAAATGAAACCCTTGCAATACATATCGTCAAAATAATAATTCTTGTATTCCTTATAAAAACTCGCCTTCATAATGTACGTAACACCACCCGCGTATCGAGAGTCTATATCCAGCCTCCAGTTCACGTTGCGCTCGACTGTGGCTAAAAATCTGCCGGTCGACAGAAGCGCCATAAACCCGTTGACATCGGTATTGTGGGTGTAACGTATATGCTTTATTTTTCCGGCGACACTTTCCATTTTTTCAATATCAGCCATGAGCACCCCGGTCTCGACCGCACTGTAGCGCTTTATTATATTTCCAGAAGCCGGAGAAACCGGTTCAACTGCGTTCGATGGCTGTGGCTTATTTGAAGAATCGACTTTTCGAGTGGGAACAAAGTCAACGTCTTTCAGTGTAGTTTCCTTCTTTACCAGTGTTGACGTGGCAAACTTCATCGAAGGCAATTTTGATACGTCTTCAGGTGCAACAATACTCCCTGAAGCGGACAAGACTTTTGTTTGACTTCTAGCTTTTGGATTTGAAGACCGGATATTCGGCATTACAGGGCGTAAAACTTGAGGCATAGGACCCGCACCGGATTTTGAGCGTTCCATCGTCACCATCCCTTCGCTCGGATACGAAGATATCAAGCCGCCTTGAAGCGCCTTGAGCTACATGAATCAAGTAAGTTCGTTTCCCAGAGCAGCACTGAACTCTGTGAGCCATTGGTTTCATCCCTAGCTTAGCGATGCCAATTTGACATCCCTCTCCATCTCAAAATAGTCCATGCCTGCATTCTTGGCCACTCCCCGTATGTGAACCTTGCATAACGAAAGAAAAACGCTGTCGCATTGGATCTTTAAACAGCCTCCGGTCTCTCCAAGAACCTGGGTAAGGTACTGATAAACAAAGCGACCCTGCCTTCGCTCATGCAGGCCGGTTAGGGCCAGAGTATTCGATATCTCCGCTTTTTTACGTGGCGTCGGCGGCCAAAAACGGCTCAGCACCCGCTCTGAAGCCAT